TGGTAGTATGCCTGCTATGGCGATGGCTTTGCAGAAGCACATTATGGAGCATGTAAAGATTGCAGCGCGGGAACGGGCGGCGGTTCAGTTTATTCAGTCTAGGCAGGCTGTTGGTGGTGAGGCTGCGACTGAAGAGGAGATGTTGCAGATAGAGGGTTTGACCGCTCAGTTCATTGCCGAGGGTATGCAGATGGTCAAGCAGATGTCTCAGCAGGTATCAGGTCAAGGGCCGGATCCTCTGGTACAACTCAAGGAGCAGGAGCTTCAGATCAAGGCGCAAGCCGAGCAGGCGGACGCACAGAACGACCAAGCCAAGCTCAACTTGGATGCACAGAACCAAAGGTTGCGGGCGGATCAGTTCCAGCAGCGGTTGGCGTCTCAAGAGCGGCAGACAGACAAGCGCATTCAGTCTGCTATGGAACGTGAAATGCTTAAACAGCGAGGAGATTAGAATGAAAAGCGTAGTAAAGATTGTAACGAACACACCGGGTGCGGCTCAAAAAGCTGACACGTTTGCAGACATTAAAGGTCAGGGCCGTATTCCGTATGGCAAGACCGCCGATGTAAAGATACCTTCTGGCATGAGCCGTAAGACCGTTCGTGGTATGGGTGCCGCAACCAAAGGCGGAAGCTATATTGCCTGTGAGTGACCTATAGACATTAGCTTGGGGGCATAATGATAGCAGAAACGCTAGCGGGCATAGCGTTGTTTAAAAGTGCAGTGGACGGGATAAAATCCGCTATTGGGACTGCCAACGATGTATCCGAAATTGCAGGATTTATTGACAACCTTTTTGAGGGTGAGCAACAAGTCCAGAAGAGACGTAACGCCAAGTCCGGCGTTAGCGTAGGGGATCAGTTTGGCGTAAAATCGGTTGCCTCTGAGATTATTGACGCTCGCCTTGCACAAGAGCAGATGCGGGAAATCGCGCAGATGGTGGATTTGAGGTTTGGACCCGGCACGTGGAAGTCTATTACAGAGGAACGGGCACGACGTATACAGGCGGCTAGAGAGGCGGCGGCTGCGGAGAAACGCAAGAAGATCCAAGAGGCCAAAGAGTTTGAGGAAAATTTGAAGCAGTTCTTTATGGTTGCGGGAGCCGTCGTAGCGGCTGCGGCGTTTTTTGCTATAATGATTGTGATGATGGCGCGAGCGGATGTTGACAACTACGTCCCGTGCAGGCTTGTCAAATACAAGAAAATAGATAAAGAATGGCACTGTTACTACGAGGGGGCCAATAAAACCCGAACATCTATGATTATTGGAGAATTCTGCCCGAGGATGTATATGTGCTTGTATGACCCTAATAGCAGTAACAAGATTGTAGAATGGGAGTAAGGTAGTATGGCTCAGAAAAAACTACAGAAACAGTCTAGGTTTGCGGAGTATGATGAGGACGGTGACGGCATCGTTAGCGATGCGGAGCTAATGCACGTTAAGGAGATCAAGAAGACAGAAGATAATCTTCGTAAGAACTTAGCTCAACTTAGAATGGCTCGTTACACTTTGATTTCAATGGGTGTATTTACTTTGGCTATGTTCTTTATTCCATTGGACCGAGTCACAGCTTTGTCTGATATATCTAACCTCTTCTACATCAGCGGTGCTGGTATTGTCGGTGCTTATATGGGTACGACAGCTTGGATGAACCGGAAATGATACACGCCTTTTTGCTTGTTTTTGTGTTAGGTGGTAAGGTTCAAAGCCAAGACATGTATTTTAGGTCGGTAGTAGATTGTAATTTTTATGCTAGTCAGATAACAAAACGGTATGGGAATTACGGCAGTATAAGCGGTGTCCCTACCAAGCACAAAGCTACGGCTTATTGTAAGCCTGTTAAGGTGGCTGCAAGTAAGGAATTGTATTGATGGCTTCAAAGTTAAACGAGAGTAGTGAATTTACCATTCCCTTGAAAAACTTGATAGGGCTGATAGCTTTTACTGGCCTGTCGGTCTGGGGTTATTTTTCGATTACTGAACGGCTGGCTTTTTTAGAGCATGAACAGAAAATGCACTGGGAAGAAATTCAAGAGAATGACAACTGGATAGACGAATGGAAGCCGCCAGCGTCGGTAGAAGCTAATATCCAACGTGTGCGGGACCTTGAGCTACGCATTGCTAAGATTGAAACAGTGATGGAGATGAAGTGATGTTACAGGCTCTTATTGGTCCTATAGCAAATTTAGCAGGCTCTTTTATGGAGTCAAAGATTGAACAGACTAAAGCCAAGGGCGCTGTAGCCAAAGCACGGGCAGAGGCAGAAGCGCAAGTTATGGTCACCGCAGCTACGCATGAGGCGGGCTGGGAAAAAATAATGGCGCAATCCTCTGACAATAGTTGGAAGGACGAAGCGTGGACAATTTTATTTATAGCTATAATTGCTATGTGCTTCATTCCGTTTACGCAACAATATGTTGAAGATGGATTTGCCGCGTTGTCTCGTACACCAGAATGGTTTCAATGGGCGATGTACGCCAGCATTGGCGCATCTTTTGGTATTCGGGGCCTAAAAGGATTTAAAAAATGAACAAAGATAGATTACGCGAAGAAATCGCCGAAGACGAGGGCTGCAAGTACGAGGTGTATTTAGACCATTTAGCACTGCCAACTTGTGGTGTGGGTCATTTAATCACTGAGCATGACGAAGAATACGGCAAGCCCGTTGGCACCGTTGTCGAACAGGAACGAGTTAGAAACCTGTTTTCTTTAGACATTGCAGTAACGATTGATGAGTGCAAAGTTTTGTACTCAGACTTTGAGGACTTGCCGGAAGAGGCGCAACATATTATTTGTAACATGATGTTTAACATGGGTCGGCCTCGACTAAGCAAGTTCAAAGGTATGAAGGCTGGTGTGGACGCCCGTGATTGGAACGCCGCAGCCAACGAGATGGTAGATTCCCGGTGGTATACACAGGTCCCAAATCGGGCCAGACGTTTGGTAGATCGTATGAGAGCTCTTGCGGAATCCGAATAGTATGTTATAAGAAGACATAGGATTTAATGCGGAGTTATCGGAGTGGATGAAGTTTACTTTGCGGAAGCTGTTTTTCGCATAATAAAAGAACGGCGACAGGCTATTTACGATTTGTTGATTTATGACAACGTAAACAGCATAGAGCAATATCGTGAGCTCATGGGCAATTTAAAATCCCTAGATCACGTGGAACAGGAACTCAAGAGCCTGCTAGATAAACAGGAGCGATCAAATGACTGACGCAAAGATCAACCTCGCAGAGGTTTCGGAAGGTGTTGAAAACATAGCTTCCGCGTATAAAGATGTTACCGACAAGGTATTAGACCCCAGTGCTATTGGGGAGTCTCTCCTAGAAAGAATGCCTAGCCCTACAGGGTGGAGAATTCTGGTTTTACCGTACAGAGGTAAGGGTAAAACTGACGGGGGTATTTATTTGCCAGACGCTGTTGTTCAAGAACAAACCGTATCTACTCAGGTAGGATATGTGTTGAAAGTGGGTTCTTTAGCTTACAAAGACAAAGAGAAATTCCCTATGGGGAGTTGGTGTGAGCAGGGGGACTGGGTGATGTTTGCGCGTTACTCAGGTTCACGTTTTAAAATAGACGGCGGCGAAGTTCGTATTTTGAACGACGACGAAATATTGGCAAAAATACAAGAACCCGAAGACGTTCTTCATTTCTAGGAGTAGAAAATGGCAGAGGATAAGCAACAAATTGAATTAGATCTGGAAGAAGATTCAGATACTGAGGTTGAGCTAGAAGCTCAGAAGGATGAGGATTCGCCCTCGGTAGAGGCTCAGACTGAGGATCAGTTTGAAAAAGCTGAAAATGCCACGCAGAAACGTATTGATCGTTTGACCAAAAAAATGCGTGAAGCGGAGCGTCAGAAAGAGGAGGCTCTACGGTACGCTCAAGGTGTTCAGTCAGAAGCTCAAAAACTTCAAGAGCGCATGAACACCTTAGACACTAGCTATGTTAATGAATATAGCACTCGTGTTGAAACCCAAATGGGCACAGCAGAACAAGATTTAGCTAGAGCGATTGAGATCGGTGATACGAACGGCGTGGTTGAAGCGCAACGTAAAATCACCGGTTTGGCTATTGAAAACGATCGCGCCAGACAAGCCAAGATGCAGCAGGAGCGATATGCTCAACAGGCTGCGGCTCAACAGCAGCAGCAGGTTCAACAGCCTATGCCGCAGCAACAGCCCCGAAGACCGGATCCCAAGGCCGCCAGTTGGGCGGATCGGAACGAGTGGTTTGGGTCAGATGAAGCCATGACTTATGCGGCTTTTGGTGTACACAAAAAACTTGTTGAGAACGAAGGGTTTGACCCGCAGTCCGATGAGTACTATACTGAGTTAGATCAGCGAATGAAGGAAGAGTTCCCTCATAAGCTAAACGGTGGTAGCAGACGGCCCGCTCAGACGGTTGCTTCCGTATCCCGATCAAGTTCTGGGCGCAGTAGTGGGAAAAAGGTTAGACTCACCCCTAGCCAAGTTGCGATAGCAAAGAAATTGGGTGTGCCGCTTGAAGAATACGCGAAATACGTGAAGGAGTAGGTTAAATGTCTGAAGAACAAAACGAAATGTTTGAAGGTACAGTGAAACGTACTGCTCGCGCAAACCAGACTAGGGATAAGACGGCGCAGCGTAAGCCGTGGGCTCCCCCGTCTATGTTAGATGCACCGCCTGCACCGGATGGTTTTAAGCATCGTTGGATCCGGGCTGAAACCCGTGGTTTTGATGATACTAAAAACGTCAGCGCAAAAATGCGCGAGGGTTGGGAACTGGTTCGTAAGGACGAGTATCCAGACTTTGAGGCCCCGGTACTTGATACAGGTAAATATGAAGGTGTGTTTGGAGTAGGTGGTCTTGTTCTTGCTCGTATACCGTTAGAAACTGTTGCAGAAAGAAAAGCATATTTCGATAAGAGAAATGCGGATCAGATGCAAGCGGTGGACCACGATATGATGAGAGAGAACGCTCATTCAACTATGACGATCAATAAACCCGATCGTCAATCTCGTGTAACCTTTGGCGGTCCACAAAAATAGGGGCCGCCCTGATTAGGAGAAAAATCAAATGGCAAATCAAGATACTGCCTTTGGCCTTCGTCCTATCGGGATTAATGGCGCAGGTGCCAACACTACTGGTGTAACTCAATATGAGATCGCATCCAACAACACTAATGCAATTTTCCAGAACTCACCGGTTATTCCGTTGGCGGCTGGTGTAATTGACATTGTTGGTAATGCAAACGGTGGTACAGTTCCTGCTCTTGGAGTCCTGATGGGCGTAGAATATGTAGATAGCTCTACAAAGAAGCCTGTTTTCAAAAATTACTGGCCCGGTTCAAACAACGCTAGCGTTGACACAAATCATCCTGTCAAAGCTTTTGTTGCGGACAACCCAAACCAGTTGTTTATGATAGCTGCGGATACCACAACTACAGACAGAGCAACCGCTCTTGCTGATGTGTTCTCCAACTGCTCTCTTGCAAACGGTACATCTGGTTCTACTGCAAACGGTCGTTCCACTGCTGAACTAGACATTTCTACCGCAGCTACCACTGCAACACTATTGATGCGTATTGTTGGTTTATCGCAAGATGAAGCCAATCTAGATTACGCCTCTGCTGGTGTGAACTTTGTAGTTCGGTTTAATTTCCATCACAACGCGCCTGTGGCAGCTTCGGCTTCACAGACCACGTCGTTGTCAACCGGCATTTAAGGAGGGAATAGATAATGGCTATTTCTCGCGCACAATTAGCGAAAGAGCTTGAGCCCGGCCTGAATGCCTTGTTCGGTCTTGAGTACGATCGCTACGAAAATGAACATGCTGAGATCTTCGATGAAGAGTCCTCAGATCGTGCATTTGAAGAAGAAGTGATGCTCGGTGGTTTCTCAACGGCTCCAGTCAAAGGTGAAGGCGCGTCCATCAACTTTGATGATGCCCAAGAGACATACACTGCTCGTTACACACACGAGACAATCGCTCTGGCTTTCTCTATCACAGAAGAAGCTATCGAAGACAATCTTTACGATCGTCTGGCGTCTCGTTACACCAAAGCTCTGGCCCGTTCAATGGCTCAGACAAAGCAGATCAAAGCGGCGTCTATTTTGAACAATGCGTTCACAGCCGGTGCTTCTGCTATTGGTGACGGTGCAGCACTTTGTTCAACCGCACACCCGTCTTTGTCGGGCAATCAGCGCAACATCTTGTCAACCGCAGCAGACCTCAACGAGACTTCTCTTGAGCAAATGTTGATTGATGTTGCTGGTTTGACTGATGAGCGTGGTCTGAAGATTGCGGTTCGTGGCACAAAGTTGATCATCCCGAAAGAGTTGCAATTTATTGCAGAGCGGGTTCTCAACTCAAACCTTCGTCCGGGTACTGCCGACAATGACGCAAATGCGATGAAGAACATGGGTATGATTCCAGAAGGTGCAGTGGTTAACCACTTCCTGACGGACACTGATGCCTTCTTCATCAAAACAGATGCGCCAAACGGTTTTAAGTACTTTAACCGGTCACCAATCAAAACTGCTATGGAAGGTGACTTTGACACCGGAAACATGCGGTTTAAAGCCCGTGAGCGTTACAGCTTCGGTGTTTCAGATTGGCGTTCTGTCTTCGGCACAGAAGGTGCTTAATAAAAAATCTCTCCTCCCGTAGAGATTAGAAAGAGCGGCTTCACAGTCGCTCTTTTTTATTGTATAGTTTTTACATCCCTGACAGCCGCATCCTGTGGCTGACATTAGCCACGACAGGAGTTTGACATGGCGAACACAACTTTTAACGGTCCCGTCCGTTCAGAAAACGGTTTCAAATCCATCATCAAGAATGCGACAACCGGCGCACTTACTAATGAGATGGTTCTTTCTACATACACCGCCACCATTGATATTGCTGCTACAGGCACTGAGCATAAAGAAGCTGCTATCGGCATTCCATCCAACTTTATTCCTATGGGCGTAGCTATCACTGTTGTTACTGCGGCTGCAAACGCCGTTAACCTTGTTGATATTGGTACAGATGCTGATACAGACGGTTTCGTAGACGGTGTATCAATTGCTATTAACGCTGCTGGTTTTAAGGGCTTTTTCCCTTGTAACGGTGTTTTGGGCATGTCTGGTGGAACAACTACTGCGGCAACCGAGACTGCGGATGAGGTAGAAGTTGTTATTTCTGGAACAGCCGGTGCTGGCGGTCAGCTATCACTGAAGTTCTTCGGTATTTCATCCGACTCACCAACAGCCTAACAGGAGGCTGCAATGTCTGACTCTGATGTAAGATCAAAACGGGTGACTGCAACAGGCTCGCTTGCTGTAGGGCCTGCACGAATTCGTCAGATACAGTTGAAAACAGCGGCAGGTACACCTCGTCTTACTATCACTAACGGTAACGGCGGGGCCACTGTGCTTGATCTTGATTTCAACGCATCTACAACGCATTCGGTGAACATCCCGTCGAACGGTATTCGTGTGGACGATATTTATATATCAGCCGCAACTAACCTTACGGCGATAACGGTATTCTTTAATTGAGGTAGGTTATGGCTCCTCGTAAAGCTGCAATGCCGAAGAAAAACAAGAAAAATTTCCGCCCCACCGAAAAAGGGGCGGGAATGACTAAAGCTGGTGTTGCGGCATACAAACGCGCAAACCCCGGTTCTAAGTTAAAAACGGCTGTTACTGGCAAGGTGAAGAAGGGGAGTGCTGCGGCTAAACGCCGTTCTTCTTATTGCAGTAGATCAAAAGGCCAGATGAAAATGCATAACATAAGTTGCAAAAAGACGCCTAAAAAGCGTATTTGCGCCGCTCGTAGGAGATGGAAATGTTAGGTCAGCAGTTCATAGCGGGAACGCTTTTTGTAGCTTTAGTAGGCGTTTGCGTTACAGGTGTTACTTGGATCTCGGCTACTCTGATAGAAGTAGACAAAAACATAGCCGTTATGGCCGTAAAGACCGAGGATAATAGTCAAAAAATAGATGAAGTTCACATAATGCTTAAACCTATGTGGGAAGAGTTTACGGGCCGGACCTATGAAGGCAACATTGCTTTTAAAACGAAGGGTGGTTAGGTATGGGTAGTGCAGTAAATTTAGGTGCAGGGCAGTGTCCTACTGGTAAAAGTAGCGTTGTCCGCATGAAAAAAGGGGGCAAGGTAAAAAGTGGTGGTAAGATCTGTCCCAAAGGGAAAGCGTGGGCCAAGCGCACATTTGACACATACCCGTCAGCGTATGCAAACATGGCCGCTTCAAAGTATTGTAAAGACCCCAACTACGCTAAAAAATCAAAGGGCAAGTAATGGGTCAGTTAAAAGAATGGGTGAAACAGGACTGGGTTAGGATTGGATCAGATGGTTCTATCAAAGGTAAATGTGGTACTTCAAAAGATAAGAGTAACCCTGATCGTTGCTTGCCTAGAGCTAAAGCTAACAGTCTATCGAAAAGTGAACGCGCTACAACGGCTCGTAAGAAGAAGCGGGCAGGCTCTAAAGGAAAAACTACAGTCGCTAACACAAAAGCTGCGAAGGTAACAGGTTTACGAAATGGTGGGGCTGTAACGAAGCCTAAACGGCCATTTAACGGTAGGTCTGTTCCGGGAACGGCGGTAGCACGGGGTTGTGGCGCTGTTATGTCAAATCGTAGGAAAAGAACCAAAGGTTCTGTAAGTCAAGCATAGGAGCTTAAAATGGCAAAAGAATTTATGACTATG